CAGAGGCATCGCCGTATTCGCCACAAGCGAAAAAGCGAATGCCTTTTCCATAAGCCTTGCGAAGACGCTTGAGGAAGAGTTGAAGGTCCCGAGGGTACAAGGTTGTATTATCATTTTTTGTTCCATAAGGTTGATACTCATCCGAATAAGTAAGTGTGATGAAGCACGTTGCTTCATGCATTTGGGCCTCGTTAACACAACGAATGGCCCATTGGCGGGACCGCTCCAAGCGACATCCGATGCACTTCCCACAGGGAACGATTGTCGGCTTGGTCGGATCACCGCCTTGTTTTATACTCCTTAAGGGTATTTTTCCTGTTTCCTTTGAGGGCCCATTTTGGGACTGATAAAGTGTAAGAGGGTGATAACAGGGCATTATTTTACCTCAAAGAAAAGGCCCGCCCTTTCGGGCGAGCCTTGTTGTAGATGGTAGCGTACGTGATACCGTACCATTTCAGATACGGTATCCGCCGCGCATTGCCGTGGCACGGTAATTTTTGGACTTGACTTTTGCGCCGCGACGGAAATTTTTCTTGCTTCCGCGACGGCTGAGTTTTCTGCGCTTCAATTTTTCACCTCCTTCCTTGTTGATATGAATTCCAGAAAGGCAGAAGTTGGGTGTAAGGCTTGACCTTACCACCTGGCCCTCTGTAGAACTGGCTCTCCGCTTTCGCTCGGTCCATATCGAGGGCCGAATGAGATTGTTCCAGGCGGAGCAGCTTCCGCTGCTCTTCTAAATTATCTATTTCCGCCTGGATTTTCCCAACTTCATAGTTGTTTTTCCCCATACGACCCTTTATTTCGTCGAGTTGAAGGATAGCCATTTGAAGACGGGAATCTCTGGAAAAGAGCATATCATCCTTTTCCGTCTCCTTTAGTTCCGCTCCGCTATTATGCTCGCGGGTCATAGCTTCAGTCAAACGAAGCTCGGCCAGGCCGTCCTTTCTCAAAGAGCCTGCCGAATGAGATTGAGACATGGAACCAGATGGAGAGCTGGCGCCGCTGCCGCCCTTGGCGATTCCGAGAATGGGATTAAGTCCCGCTCTTTTCAAATCGCGCATTTCACGAGCGTGAGCGGTATTACTCATGCGCTCCTGAAAATTCATCTGTCTTTCGGACATGGCCTTGTTCCAAAGCTTTCCCCCGACATCGGAGGCAAAGTCCTGGATAGATTGGCCCAGGCCAGAGCCAATGAGTTCTTCTTCGCCCATTAGAACCTGCCCATTAATCCGGGCGTGCTATAGGCAGGCATGGGCCGAGCATGCTGCATGCCGATATAAGAATCGAAGAGGATTTGCGGTTCGGTATTCACCGCCACGACGCGTTCGATGGGCGGGGCATCCTCGATGAAATTGGCATTGAGCGGAGGGACAGCGCCGAAATCCAACGCGAGGTGCCACGCGTCAAGGGTACCCGCGGCGTTACTCCTGAATTTACCAGTGACGATGGAAGGAAAATATCGCATCTCAGCCCAGCGCTCCTGATAGCCGAAGACGCCGTCATTGATGACTCCATCATAGTCGTAGAAGATTTCCTTATCAAGCACAGCCTGTTCACCCAAGTGGGCGAGGGCCGGTAGGTAGAAGTCGAAACGAGTTTTACGACTCCACATTTTGGCCATTCCGCCCTGATACGTAATATCTGCCCGGACATTAACAAGTCCGATGATGTAGCCATGTTCGACGAAGGATTTATTGAAGCCACTCTGGGCTCCAAACATTCCATAAGCCGCGATATTAGCCTGAGGAGTGCTATCGACGGCGGTAGAAGAAGTCTGAGGAACTGTTTTGACGTCGAGCCGCTGAGAACCGCCACCGAGATACTCAGGACGTTGAAGGCGGTAATCCGGAGACACGACATCAAAGTGCGCCTTAAGCAATTCCACATAACGAGTACCTCCACGCGCATCGCGCTCCAAAATTTGTTGATACGCCATAGCCAGGCGCAATTGATTGATAGTTGCGGCGCTTGCCGCCGAAAGGTCCGCGATTAATCCAGAGTTCGCGGGATTGGTGGTGACGCCTGCGAGAAAGTCACCGGCAGGACCTGCTCCGGTGAGTGCCGCACCGACGTTTCCGCCGACTTGTCCAGCGGCGAGACGGGTAAACCCGTTGAAACCGGCGCCGTCGTCATAGCCGAATCCATACTCGCCCGATCCATTGGTGAGACCGAGTGTTTTTCCCGTGCCGATAACGGGGGCCGAAGTGCCGAGCGGCAGCTCCACGGAGTCACCCTTCTGAGGCCAGGGAAGGCAGCTGGTGAAGTAATCGTGCCGCTTGCCGCGTTTCCGAACTTCGTAGGCCGACTTGAAGTCCGGCCCATCATCCACTTGAAATTGGATGCTGTTTTGCAAATTTTGGTCCCGAAACCATTCATTCCATATGAGGTTATATGCGCGCAGAGGCAGCGCACTCGGCGCATCGCCGGAATAAATGGGGGTTTCGGTTGGGAGGCCCATGTAGTCGTAAATGGAACCTTCGGCGAATTCTTCGCCGGTTTCCACGTCGAGGGTAGGAATGATGTAGTTGGTGGGCGAATCGGGATCCTCTTGAGCGCCCATGAATTCTTCCCAATGATCCCAGACCAGACGGCAGGGCACGAAGAAATAGAAGGTATCCAGGAAGACGTTGTCCATAATGGGGAAAATCAGGGTGGAGAACCGAGCGAACATCGTCGTTTGGAGCTTTAGGGTGTCTCCTGGCAGGATTTCATCCACGAGGAAGGGTATCAGGTCCCCCGAGTTGAAAGTGGTCTTGTAGGCATGTCCCCGGTCGAATACGGACCGTTCCATGCGCGGGGCCTGAATCTTCGAAAAGTTGTGATTCATGACTGATTTCATAAGTGCCCTTTCTGAGCTAAATTTGAAGGTTTAATTAGGATAGTATAAAGGAGCGGCCTTTACCGCTCCTTTTAGGTGTTTTTGACTGACTTGGTGTCAGTCAGACCCATTACATCAAGTGAGGTATGGGTCAGTCGCCGTCCGAGGCCGGCTTTTTAGGCTCCTTGGGGGGAGAGTTTTGAGGTTTTGGAGCCTTTTTGCGGGCTTCGCCCTCGGGTTCGAATTCGTCAACGAATTCGGATTTGGGAGGCGGTTCCGGAAGCAGGCCGAGCTTTATCGCCTCTTCCCGGTTCGCCTCATCTTCGACGAAGCGAAGTAGCTGGAACGGATCGTTCTTGAACCTGCGTCGGACTTTGGGAGGAAGGGTGGAAAATTCCCCTTCGATGTCCGCGAGGTGGTTTTGCATAGCCTGAAAATCATTACTGCGGAAGTCACCGAATATCGGTTGACGATTATTCCGCGGTTGCCCGATGCCGGGAGTTTTTCCAGTGAGATACTTTTCCGTAATAACGTTGATGTCGGTTTCTTTAGCGAATTGTTGTTGAGCCTTCGAAATGGCGGCATCGCCTTCGAAGATTTGCGTTTGCCGGACCGTATTGAAACGGGAACGGACAACGCTTTTTACAGGGGTTTTTTTCTTATCCGACATTTTTTACTCCTTTTTGGTTTTTGAATTCCGTGAGTTCGAGTTCGAGAGTAGGACCGGAAACGGGAACGGTAACCGTTCCCTGTTCGATGTTGCCATCGCAGATGTGATAGAGAGCGAAATCCTCGGTAAACCGATGGAGATTTGAATTGGGGTCGTTGACCTGGACCTGAAGGGACCGGGTTACTTCCACGATGTTTTGAACCCAGACGAAGGCAAGAAATGTCTTCATTTTCTTGTCCTTAATCGCATAACACTTCATATTTGTTTGCTCCTTTTTTTCTCGAACGCTTCGCGTCCTCGAAGTTTTGCGCTTTTTCGCCTTCGCGAAAAACCGCTCTGATGGTGATTTTAGTACATGGTTCTTTTTAACTGTTTTATTTTTTGCCGTAATATTACCTCCTTCGCATTTAGACGTGATTTAGTATTTTCTGATGCATTTTCCAACGCTGTTTTTTTTCTACGGTCTTTTATTTCGTTCATTTTTTGAGGATATATATGTTCGTATAAATTGCCGTAGTATTTTGGAGGTCGGCATTTTTTGCCGCCTCTAATTATTTGATAGTCATGCGGGAATAAGTCGGTTTTGTATTTGTCGAACCATAGTTTGCCGACGCCGGGGCGTCGAGACATGCGCACGAATTCAGGTAGAATTCCGGCGCGTTTATAGAATTCGGCCTGACGGCCGAGTTTTTTTTTGCACACATATCGAGCGACATAAGCCGCTGATTCGAATGTGAGGTCACCCACAGTGACGAATCCGAGACCCCATATTTTTTCAAGGGACTCGGATGTGTAGAGTTTAACTTCCTTTCGGATTTTATAGAGGACCTTGTCCGGTGGCTCCCATCCAAACATGCAAGCATGATAGTGAGGACGGTCAGAGGCATCGCCGTATTCGCCACAAGCGAAAAAGCGAATGCCTTTTCCATAAGCCTTGCGAAGACGCTTGAGGAAGAGTTGAAGGTCCCGAGGGTACAAGGTTGTATTATCATTTTTTGT